AACTGGCGTAGGGTCTAAAGCATTAACTACCGCATACATGACTGGTTACACTGGTGAAAACGCACTGGCATTTACCTCACACATGAGAGGTAATGCAACTAAACTAGATGAAACTTTAAGCACTGCACATAAATTAATTGATGATTTAAAAAGTGGTAATAAAGAAGTTTTTATCAAAGGAAAAAATGGATTAAATCTTGCAGATACACCCATTGACCCAAATGTAGTTAATAAAATCTTAATGGATTTTAAAAAGAAAAAAACATTTATGGGTCAATTAGAATTATCCAAAAACGCAAGAGCAAAATTAAAAACAGTAGAAAAAATTATATCTGATTTTAATGCTAATAAAGGGTTGCATAATGCTAGAGGTTTAGACTTTTTAAAAAAACAAATAGATAATGAATATCCAACTGGTTTAAATCAAGGTGATGCAACAGTAGTTATTGCAGATATAAGAAGTGCAATTAAAGACGCAGTTGTTCAAGCAGTACCAAAATATGCTGATGTAATGAAAACTTATGAATCAGCGATTAAATTAAGTAAAGAAATAGAAACTGGTTTAGGTTTAAAATCAAACGCATCTGCACAACTAACTTTAAACAAATTAAATCAATCTATAAAAAACAATAGTGCCTCACAATTTGGCAATAAAGGTAATCAATTAAATATATTAGATGAAGGTGGACAACTTGAGGCAATGTTGTCTGGTGATGCTTTAAATACTTTTCAACCTAGAGGTTTGCAAAATCTTACAGCAGGTGGTGGAACTGCTTTAGCACTAACTGGTAATCCAGTTGCAGGTGCAGGTTTACTAGCAGTAAGTTCACCTAGATTAATGGGTGAGGCAAGTCATTTAGCAGGTAAAATAGCAGGTGCAACTACACCGTATGTTAGACCTGCAATTAAAACTGGTGTTGGTTTATCATTAGCAGGTGATTATGCAAATCCATCTAACAATATGGGTTCTTTTTCATTAGAAAGAAAAAATAAAGGGTTATTAGATTAATGAGTATTACTGCATGGAGTACAACCGCTAGTCAAAATGGTAACAGATTAGTCTCTGGTAATTTTTTAGAAAACCAAGCACCTAGCACTGTTAATGATGCAGGTCGTTCTGTTATGGCTCAGATTAGGTCATGGGCAAACAATATAGAATGGTTTGAGTTTGGCACTGGGTCTAACACTATTTCATATACAAGAGTATCAGCAACACAAATAAGTATGTCAGTAGATGTTGTTGATGAATTTCATGTTAACAGACGAGTACGCATTGTTGATGGTCAAGGTACAATCTTATATGGTCGAGTCACCAGTAGTTCATTTAGCTCACCTAACACTGCACTAACTTTTGAGTTTGATAGTGGTACATTAGGTTCTGGCAATCCAACGTCAGTCTCTTATGGAATAATATCAGCAACAAATACATCTTTACCTAGTGTAGTTCCAACTGGAACAATACTAATGACTGGGGGTGCAAGTGCTGATTCTGGTTATTTAATTTGTGATGGCACTGCTTACTCAAGAACAACTTACTCTGCATTATTTACTAAAATAAGCACTACATTTGGGGTTGGTAATGGTAGCAGTACATTTAATATACCAAACTTACAAGCAAAGTTTCCATTAGGTAAATCTGGTTCACATGGTTTAGGTACAACTGGTGGTGCATTTGCACAAACACCTACTGGGACTAACTCATCACCCTCTTTTACTGGTAGTGCTTTTACACCATCTGGCTCAGTTAGTGTTTCTGGTACAGTTGCAGGTCATTCAATTACTCAAGCACAACTACCTAATATTAATTTACAAACTAACGAGATGGTAAAAATAGAACAAGCACCTGCAAATAGAGGTTCGTCATCTGGTGCAGGTGCAACTTACTCAAGGGCAAACATACCTTTAGGTGGTTCTGGTCAAGCACACTCACATGGTTGGTCTGGTTCAGCAACTTTTAGTGGTACATCTGCAACACCATCTGGTTCAGTATCAGCACCTAACTTTACTGGTTCAGTATTAGATACAACAAATCCTTACATTGCACTTAACTACCAAATTAAATACTAGGAATAAAATATGGGAATAGAAAATTTTAGAACTACACCTGCTAACAATGGCAACGTATTAGCCACTGGTAGCTTTCAAGAAAATCAAAGTCCATCAAGTGTCAATGATGGTGCTAGACAACTAATTGCTGATATTAAGTCTTGGTATCTTGAGGCAGAATGGATTGAGGTGGGCAATGGTCAGACTGCAACAACTTATACAAGAGTAAATGGTACTCAAGTAACGATTGCCTCAAATGTTACCTCTTACTACACAAATGGTCGTAGAGTTAAATTAGTAGATGGTACTGGAACTACTTTATATGGTCAGATTACTGGGGTGGCATTTAATTCACCAAACACAACTATTACAATGTCATTTGATGGTGGTGGGTCTATTGGGTCTGGTACTATAACAAGTTTAAAACTTGGTATTGTGAACCCTGCAAACTCATCAATTCCATCAACTTCACCAACTGGGTCAATAGTTATGTGGTCTGGCTCATCAATTATAGATGGTTGGTTATTTGCAGATGGTACATTAAAAGACAAAACTGCATACCCAGATTTATTCGCAGTCTTAGGCAATACTTATGGAACACAAACATCAAGTCAGTTTTATTTACCAAATTTAAAAGATAGGTTTATTTTAGGTAAAGGCTCAACGTATTCTACATTAGGTGGAACTGGTGGGTCTGCAACAATTACACCATCTGGTTCAGTATCTACACCAAGTTTTTCTGGTTCATCATCTAGTGTTAGTGGCTCTATAACATTAAGTGGTAATACTGGTTCACACACATTAACAGAAAGTCAATTACCCTCACATACACACTATCTATTTGCAAATCATTCTATGGAACAAAATGCAAATTCAGACTGGGTAAGACGTAGTGGCAGTTTACATAAATCAAGTGGTATTGATAAGTCTGCCTCACTAGAGGGTTATCAAGCCTCTGGTTCAGATGATTTTAAATACTCAATGGCATTTGATAGAAACAATGCAACACCATCAGTTCACCCATCTAGTCCAGTTGGTAGTGGCAGTGGTCATAATCATTCATTATCTGGTACTTTTAATCTTAGCAGTGGTACTACAACTGCAAATGGTTCTGTATCAACACCATCATTTACTGGCAATAGTGCCTCAACCCTCTCACCATATATAACCATGAGTTATATTATTAAGACCTAATTATGAGTACAAAAAAGATATTAGATAAAATAGAAACTATCCAAGAAGATATACATAATATTAAGATGAGTCATAAACTCATGGAAAAAGACTTATCACATCTAAAGTCAAATCATCTTTTTCATATCGAAAAAAGCACCAATTTGCTATGGAAGTGGTCATTGTTTATTGGCACATTAATTCTCATTATGTTTGTTGATGAGGCTCGAACAATAATATTTGAACATATTATAAAATAAATTTATTTACATTTTGACAAAGACAATCGCACAAAAAGGATTGTGGGCAGAGAGTATTGCAAAGGCACATTTCTGTACGCAAAAAAATTGCATAGTATTTGAACCCATTGGTGGTGTTGGTTTATGTGATTTAATAGTTTTAAACACCAAGACTGGAAACATTGAAAAGTATGATGTGAAATATGGTGGACAAAGGTTTCTCTATAACAGAGGAAACAAAAATGGAAATGGTGGTTTACGTTTAATCCATAGAGTTCCAAGTGAAAAACAAAAAAAATTAAACATTAAATTAATTTACGTTATGGCAGATGGCACAATTAGAAAGCCAAAATCTGAAACAAGGGTAAGGGGTTAGGGTAACAATGCAGAATGAAGAACTAATATTGGTAGAAACACCAGTAAAATATTTAGACTGGAACTATCCATATTTTACAGTCAATGAAATGGTATGTCAGCACACTGGCTATCTAGGTTTTAATGAACGATTTATGGATAGCTTAGTTACATTAAGAGAGAAGTGTGGATTTGGTTTTCCAGTAACCAGTTATTATCGCCATGCAGACTATATAAACATTGAAAACTCACACCCTATTGAACTTAAAAAATTAGAGGCTAGTGGAAAAGCAGGTAGTCATGCCAGTGGTAAGGCTATTGATATTGGTGTTGATAGAGAAAGAGCTTTTATATTATTACGCACTGCTATGGATATGGGCATATTTACTGGCATTGGAATCAACCAGAAAGGCAATAGTAGATTTATACATCTTGACACTTGTAATGCGTCAGATGGATTTACTAGACCAACAATATGGAGTTATTAAGCATTTGGGCAGTAACAGTGGTGTTAAGTTTTTCAAATGCACCAGATTACGAGTCTGAATATCAAAGAGTTACATTTAATAATGAAAATTCATGCCAAGAATTTTTGCATGAAAATAGAATTATTTTAGAACATGATTTAATTCATGTTTTTGAAACACAAAAAGAGAAACTAATTAATATAAATTTTAATTGTGAAATCATTAAAGGTGAGGAAGTATGAACCCATTAGTATTTTTACCTAAGATATTAGGTGTAGCAAAACCATTATTAGGTTTAGCAGGTGGTCTAACAAAGAATCCTTTGGCAAAATTGGTGGTCGATAAAGTCAGTGGTGGCATTGAACATAGCCTAGAAAAGAAAAAAATTATTAGAGCTAAAGAAATAGAGGCAGAGCAAAACGTATCTATTGAACAAGTCAGACAACAACAAAATTCTATAAAAGATGAAATCTTAACTATAAAAATAACCGCTATCTTTTTATTTACCTGCTTACCATTTTCACAACCATACATGGAAAAGGCATTTAGCATACTTGCCAATGCACCAACAGAGTTCTGGTGGGCAGTGCTAATTGTGTATTCTGGTAGTTTTGGTTTATCTACTCTCAATAACATTCGTAAGAAGTAATTGACTCCTCGCAAGACTAAGTATCACCCATATAGCAAAAAGTTTCCTGCAACAGATGTCATGGGAGTATGCCCAATATGTAATAAAAATGTGTTAAGAGGTGATGGTTTTGTTATGGAAGAAAAATTTGAACCTACTATGCACAAAGTTTATATTCATCATTCTAAGTATGATGATTGTTTACAAAAACACTTTGAAAACCAAAAACAAGAAGAAGAAAAAGAACGTAAACGCAAATTAGGATTTGCAGAAAACCCTTTAGACCATTTTATAAAAAAAAATAAAGGGCTAAAATAATAAATTTTCTCTAAAATCACTAGCTTGTATTTTTTCAATAGTTCCATCATTTACATGAATATAACTATCTTTTGTTGTATTCATATCTGTATGACCCAAATATCGAGCAATCATAAACTCGTTATATATTTCATATTTAGACCATTGGGTAGCAATCCAAGACCTAAAGAAATGAAATGCCAACCCTTTGGGCAACTCATAATCCCCAGTCATCATTTCAGCTAATCTAGTTCTACCAGTTGGTGCTTTATAATAACAAGCATTGCCCACTTTAGTCCTAGAACCAATTTTAAAGCCATTTAACATAGGAAACAATATACCCTCTGGGTTGCTTATCATTGGGTTTGCTTTCATTGTATCTATGTACTCTTTGAGCTTTTTTGCCAACCCAATACCTATTGGTATTTGTCTATAATCACTAGACTCAGTCTTGGTAAATTCCATTCTATTGCCATCTCTATCAATCTGACCACATACAGTTAGATAACTTTGGTCATTATGACTAAATGTAAAGTCCTCATATCTAAATCCAAACAATTCAGAACGTCTTACCCCAGTGTTAGCCAACACATAAATCAGCATATACCAGATATAATCTTTATCTTTAATACTTTCAAAAAAAGAACGCATCTTGCTTATAGACCACTCACTCATTAGTGTTTTTAATATGAGCTTACGTTCTCGCCTACTAATTTTAAAGTAACCATTGCTTATGACACTCTTATTATGTCTGTAATCAGTTACAACATTGTTATCTAAATTAAAGTGTATTTGTGCATAAGACATCAAATTTTCTAATTTATTAAAATATTTAATATTTACACTTGGAGTTGCTTTAGTAGATACAGTTGATATTTGTTTTCTAAATAAATCACAATGTCTCATAGTCCACATATTAATAGGTGTAACATATAGCTCATTGTTGCTTTGCACTATTTCTAATATTTTCTCAAACAAATTTATTTTTTCAATAGCTTTGCTTTTTTTAACATACTTGTTTGTTCTTAAATCATCATGCAAATCTTTGAGCATTGTATTAATTAATGCAGGGCAGGTTATGGCTCTATTGCCATCTGTTTTTAAAACAATTTTGCCTCGTTCTACATCATTAATAACTGTTGCTAGTTTTTTAATCAATGCTTGTTGGCATTTAGATGTAAAACGCACCTTGCCATTATCAGTTTTTTTGTCAGCAATTTGTATATAAGTTTGCACTCTACCATTTTTTAATTGATAAATGGGTGAGCCATGCAACTTATCTTGCCATGTATTTAGTATGTGTAAACTATCCACCATTTTGAATCCTCTTTGATTGTATGTTTGCTTCTTCAGTTAATTTATGTAAAACCTCGTCTTGTTCTTTTAGATTTAGTTTTAACATTTTTCTGTATTGTTGAACCTGCACATCAGATACATAAGGGTCGTTGCTTATATGTTCTTTTATGCAGTTGACTAATGTTATAAATTTACGTCTCATAGTAACACCTATTCTTTCTGTTTGTGCTGATACTTAATTGTATCTCTCACCCCACAACTAAGTATGGGGTGTAAGATAAAATTATTGGATTGCTATGCCCTCAAGATTAAGTTGAGCATATTTAAAATCTGGGTAATGATTTTTAATCATAACATCAATGTATTGTTTAAAAGGTACAGTTGATGGATTAATTGCACTATCCAATGCCTCAAAATATTCATTAACTGGGTATTCATAAACTGTAATCATACCCTCTTGATTAATGAATAGTCTGTTGCCCACTTGGTACATATCATCATCACTAAATTTCATGCCATGATAATCATTGGTTAAAACATTTTTAATTGTTTTAAGGTCTTTAATTTTTTCCATATATATTTCCTTTATTAGTTAGTTATTAAGTAAACGATTGGTAAACAGATTTATTACAAAATTAATCAAAATGTTTTGGGTCTCTTGGTAACAGTGAATCCATATACACATTTAAAAGTTGTTTTGTTCTTTGAACCATCATTTTAGCAACTTGTAGATTAGTTGTAGGATTACCCTTGCTATCAAAACCATTTGGAAACTCTTTGCCCTTATCTAAAACATCTTGATAAAATTTTATTGTTTCTTTGTAGTCTTGTATTTGTTCTTGTACTTCTTGTTCCATTTTAGACTCCTTTGTCTAGATTGTTATTAACTGGCTACTAAGTTACCATTCGTAGCCATATTGTCAATAGTGGCAAATTGTTTAATGATTACTCTTTACCCAGTAATTGACAAAGCCTTTAGACATTGGCTAAAATCGTAGGTTTATTCTATTTTGTGTGTGATTCTTTTTGCAGAAATCTCTAAAAAACTAAGGTTTTTAGTACGAATCTCATTGACGTAAATAAGTCGGATAGATTATTTATACTTAAAAACCTAGAGAAAACTGAGTAAAAAACAAAAAGTTCACTTAGAGTTCACCATGTCTGGCTACAATATTTACTTAAAGTGAATTTTTTTGCAAGTATTATTTAACATGGAAGTAGCCAACCATATTCATCATCTGGGTTCATGATTCGCCACTAAATTTTTCATTGTCATCATCAAGCACATCTTTCTTTACTTTAGGAGTCCAAGACTTAGAACATCTATCAGTACAATACTTTTTACGTTTTTGGGCAGGGTGGTGTATCATAAATTTATCACCACAAGTTATGCAGGTTTTTTCCTCACTGAACATTGTCTAAGTAAAAGTTCACTACTAATTCTAATACTTGACCTCTGGTTGCATGGTTCTTTGATACATACCAATTCTTTTCACCATTCAATATCTTTTCAGTTACTTTATCTGAGTATTCTTTAAGTCTTTCTAACTCTAGCTTTTCTCTTATACGTTCTATTTTTTGGTCTAGTTCTATTGCCATTGGTCTTTTTATGTTAAATCCAATGTTATGATGACTAACACTTTTGTTAATATACTTAGGTTGATTTTGTTTTGGCATTAGTAAATATCTCTTTCTTTGTAATTGGTAGATAACCTATTTTGTGGGTCTAACATTAAAGTTTTTGATATTACAAAGTTCTCTCTAAAATCAGAAATTGCATCTATGTTGTTTAAAAAATAATTACATATCACACCAACAAAACCAGACTTAGATATGTTCTCGCATTGTGTTTCAAATCCAACACCATCTACTGCTTTATTAAAACTAATTATGCTTTCTTTAACCATTGAAGAAATCAAACTATCCTCTGGTCTTACTTTAATCATTATCTCTGTAATTATGGGTCTGCCATTATCATCAAACTCTGAAAACCCAAAAATAGCATGGACTTTATATTGACCGCCACCCTCTGCACCCACATAGGTTTTAAGCAATATTGATTCAAGTCTATTGTTATCAGTCATGCACTTTATCTTTCTTTTCTTCATCTAATTTACTTGCTAGTTGACCTGCTAAAGCTGAATACCCAATCAAATCTATGTAATTGTCTGAATCGTAATCACCTGCTTTAGTTCTAGCAACTTTAAGTAGAGCCATCATGGTTAGGACATCTAAGGCAGATAAATCTACACCTAGATACCCAGACCATAATTTTGCAATGTTCTCATGGTTCTTAATAAAATCACCATGCTTACGTTTTCTATCGCCAGTTATTAAGTTTCCTGCTTTATGTAGTATGTCTAGTGCGTACTGCATTAAAAAGGAATCTCATCATCTATATCACCATCAGATATTGCAGGTGCGTCTGGTGTTGGTGTTTGACCACCTGCATTAGTCTTTGGGTTTGGGTTTTTCCATCTTGGTTTGATGTTGACATTAAAAGTATCTTTAGTGCCATCTTTGACCCACATTGATACTGCCATAAAACACTTATCACCATTCTTATTAGTGTCTGTAAGTATTTTTTCTAACAGTTGCTTATTAATCATGGTATTTTGGCTAAACGTAGACTCACCAGTTGGTTTACCATCTTTAAACTCTTTAAACAGTGGTTGAAAGTGAGGTGCTTTTTCTGGGTCGCCTTTCCTTTCATCTACTGGTACAAATTTTAGTTCAAAGTATTCACCCTTTTCTAATGGGTTGTATTTATCACTCATTATGTTTTCCTTATTTTAGTTGTGAAATGTCAAATCCACTTGTTGGACTTGAGTTGTTTTGCTCAAAATCTAAGTCTTGAGATTCTTCTATGTTTAGTAGAAAGAATTTTTGTAGCAGGTACTTGTACCCATAGCTCATTAGTGAACCACTAACTTTTGGGTCATTCTGATTACCTTTTAATACTTGAGGAACTTTAATATCACCGCACCTATGAAAATGGTGTACGTTTCTACCTTGTTCATCTTTATAGCAATTATCCATGTCAGTTATATTTAATACAACTGTTGCTATCATCATCTTGTCATCAGTTATTTCAAAAAAACAAGTCGGAGTTAAAACTAACCTTGCATATTGACAAGCCTCTTTGACAACTTGTTGCACATCATTGTATGAACCTGCTGAATAACCCATACCAGTTTTTTTCTTTTTCACATCAGCACATTTCTCAATGGCTAAATGAATTTTCTGATACATATTGAGTTCTTTAATTGATGTATCTTCTTTAGGTTTGGTTTGTTTCTTTTCAGTCATTAACTTGCCTTTTTGTTATTGTTGTAAATATCGTAAATCATTTGTTTGTACTCTGGCTCAATGTTCTTAAAGAACAAATGGTCATATTCTGGTGGTACAAGTTTAATAATTTTAAGAGGGTCATTAGACATCTGTAAAAGTGTTTGCCTCACCATTGCCTTGTCTTTAATGCTTTCCATTTCAGACTTTAGTCTAGTCCATTGCAATTCTTCATAATCATCATGTCTAAAAAATCTAGAATCTTTTGGAGTTACATAAAGCATATCGCCTAAAACATTTTCTGCATGGGCATAAATACTCATTTGAGATAAATGAAAACTCTTAGGTTCATTTGGGGTGCTAGGAAATTTCCATATTCGTTCACCTTTTTTACCTTTAAGAACTTTCTTAACCACATAATCTTTTTTGTAAAAGCCACCTACATTTGGGTATGATGTTTTTAACTCAGTCCAATGTTGCAAAATTCCACTGCTATCTACATAAGCAATATCAATAAAACCAGTCCACATAACTCTTATGCCATCTATGACATAATAAACTGGTCTTTCTAATTGTATTGTCTCACCATCTCGTCTTTCATAACGTATTTGATATACAATTTCAGTTAGCATTTGTTTTCCAAACGTCATGTAATATTCATTCATCTCACCATCAAATTCATTAACTGTACTTGGTATATATCTTTTTGAACTATCAGTTATAAATGCCCATGCTTGGTCTATGTTGCAAAAATCAGTTGCTACTAATCCTGCCCATTCACCTAACCACTTACCCCATTCCATTCTGGCACTTCTTTCAAACTTTCTTTTATGCTCTTTCAATATTATATATTTTATAAACCATAAAAAGTTTGGAAGGTTGATAGATGAATTACTTAACCATTCAATTTCTTGCCTTGCCCATTCCTCACCAGTAACAAAATTTCTTTTTAACTTTTCTTGTTCTATTAATGATAGCTGAGTTATATCTCTATTAGGTTCTGATAAGACCACTGACCCTTTTGGATTATGTAAAGGAGTCATATTTTTAGAATCAGCAGTCTTATCTTTTTCCTCTTTGTTGGGGGAAACTTTTTTTTTCTTAGGCAATTACATTCACCATTGAGTTTTGTAATTCAATCATCATTACTAAAATAAAATAACAAGCAGGTATAAAAGCAATGCAACAAAACATCTTTGCAGTTATTTCTATAATTTCTAACCAAGTAAATTTATTCATAAGTACCTCGTTTTTTGATTCGTTCAATGTGAACAAGTTAGTCTAGCGAGTACACTATTTCAAACTATTATTTACATTTTTAATTTTTAGGTGAATTTACCTCTAATTTTTGAGGATATATATGGCTTAGATTCAGTTAAACAATTACTTGTACTATGTAGCCAAAGTAGTACAATATAGACATAACAAAAAAACAAGGAGTCAAAAATGAGACAAACAAAACACACAAAGATAAGACAAAACGGAGTTGGTGGAAATTGGATTGCAATATTATATCAAAGAGTTCACCCAACCAATCCAATAGTTGAGGGTGGTTATGATGAGCAAATTTTAGAAGTAAGACATTATCAAACTCTAAAAGGTGCAGAAAAAAAAGTAAAACAATGGGGGGTTGCGTAAGCAACCCTAGAGGGAATTAAATATGTACGATTATTTTGGAAATAAATTTACTGGAAAAAAATATTGGACACTCAAGGGTAAAAAATATCAAAGAGCCGATTGTAGTCGGTGCAATGGTAGTGGTATGTATTCATCTTTTCATGGTGTTTGTTGGAAGTGTGGGGGTTCTGGCAAACATGAGGTTGTTGCAAGATATGATTTAAGATTATATGAAACTGAAAAAGAAATATTAGAAGTTATTAAAGTTAGAAATGAAAAAGAAGAAAAAAGAAAAGAAAAAAATAGAATTGAATATGAAAAAAATCTGCCATTAATAAAAGCAAAAGCAACTATTTGTTTTTTGTTGGATATATTAAATCAGACAATCAAATTATCAAAAATTACTAAACCATTAAATGAACAAAAATTTTATGATGGTGATAAAGGTAAAAAATATAATTTTATAGCAACAGTAGAAAAAAGAATTGAATTAGAAACTCAATGGGGTTCATCAATTTTATTTATATTTAAAACTGACGCAGGTGAAATTTTATCAATGTTTTACACTGGCTATAAATTTGAGTGTTATGAAAATGATAAACTAGAATTTACTGCAACCATTAAAGATTTTGAAATCTACAAAAATCGTAACACTGATATTCAAACTAAACAAACAGTCTTATCAAGACCAAAATTAATTAAGGAGTCTGCATGATTACATATAACCCTAAACAACAATTCATTAGACCTACTACTGAACAAGTAGAGGGTCTATTAAAAAAAGTTCCTAACTCAAGTTGCAATGATGTGTCTTGTCATAATGATACATTGTATTTTTGGATAGCAAATTTAGACCATGCAACTATTTGTGCTAGGTTCAATGTAGATATTTTTAATAAACTGTTACAAAAATACAAATTAGATTTAACACCTTTTGTAAAATTATCTGATGAGCAAAAAGGACTCAACAGAGAACAAACAAAAGAAAAAGTTTATGAGATGTTATTTGAGGTCATCACTGCTGATAGCAAAATGACTAAGGGTGCATTGATTAAATATGTCAGAGATAACTGGACTGAAAAAACCATTATGTCTGATGTAGGTCGAGTGGCTAGTAAAGTTATAAATGAAAAGACTGGCAACTCATTTAGCAAATGGCAAATTTGCACAACTCAAAGACATATCAGAAAGGTAAAATAGATATGCCATTAATAAGTAAATATGCACAAGAAAGATACAAAGCAATTAATAAGGCTTTTGCACAAGACCAAATTAATAGACCAGAACTTTATGCAGAGCCTATTAACTTTAGAATTGGGAAAGCATTTGTTAAATTGTGTTACAAAAAATATCCAAACCATAGTTGTTACAAAAACTTTAAAGAAGTTGGTGGTGGTTTAGATAATGGTTATGGGTATAAAATAGTAACAAAAAATGGTCGTACTTTTAAAAGACGATTTTTTAATATTAACACCCATGACTATAATAATGATTGGAAATGGAAAGACCTTGTTCATACACTTGCACATTATGTTGATAAGACTGGTAAACATACTGATGACCAAGCCTCTATTGAGTGGGGTATAACTAGACTTGCTATTGATACTTGGTTAGCAAAAAACAAGTTAGCTAATGAGCAAGATAAGTTAAAACCAATCAAACCTAAAGAGGATAGGGTGGTTAAAAAATATAAACAGATGATAGTAAGACAACAGGTTTGGGAAAAGAAAGCCAAGTCTGTTAAAACTTACTTAACTAAAGTGAATAAAGAAATAAAGGTGTATCAAAAAAGACACCAAGATAGACTAGAGGGTGTGGCTTAGTCCACACCTCTAACAAAATCATAATCAATTCTCGATACTGGAATACTATACTGTAACTTTGGTTTTTGTCTCATTACGTTACTTTGTGCAGTTGAATTAGGATTCCATCTTCTCATAACACCATTGTGCATTAATAAGAATTTAAGTGAGCCATCTTTTAGTTTTGTATAGTGCATACCATCAACACTTGGGTAATTTTCTTTTTTGTTTTTTCTTATTAAAAAAACTGCTTTGGTATCACATTCATGTATGCAGATAATATTATCTGGGTCATCAAGATAATTATTTAAGATAATATGTTCTGGTTTATCCTCGATAGGGTCGCACAATCTAATATCTGAGCTTTCATCACTGCCTTTTAAATGACCATGAATCATTAAGGTTGTGTTCATTGGTTCATACACTTGAAACCATTGCACACCCAATACCTCTGCAACCTTATTTGCCATGTGGTGGTCTAACCCTCTTTTATTATTAATTATTTTATTAAAATTAATATGGTCTTGACCAATAGCCTCACACAATTCTTTTTGTGTCATGCCTTTTTCTCGAAGTATGTTTTTTATACTATTTTGTCTTATCATTACTATTAATACTTTCTGTTTGTTATTGTAGCCAATTATAAACAAAAATTACTATCATTAAACAATAATAGTACCCAAAATGAGTTATAAAGTTTGGCAATATTTAGTTGTAATTTGGCACGAATCACTAATTAGTATATATAGCCAAATTGGATATTGACTTTTTGGCTCAAATAAAGGTACTAAATTATATGCTATTAAAAGAATACAAAGAAACCAACAATCTTACATTACAAGAACTTGCAACACAATTTGGGGTAACTGGGCAGAATCCTAGACAAACCATACGCAGATGGGTTGAGGGTCTAAGAATACCAAGAGTGCATTTCATGGACAAAATTGAAAAAGCAACAAATGGCGAAGTTAAATTTGAGGACTTAGTTAATGGATATAAGAAAAAGCAGGTCAGTTAAGTTAGGCAGTAGGTTAGATTTAAAAATTAAATTTTTAGAGCCTAATTTTATTGAGTCTAATCTTACTGACGCATACGCACAATTTATAGATAGGACATCTACGATTGAGTGCAACAAATCTTTAGATGATGAGAATATTGGAAAGAGTATTTTACATGAACTAATCCATGCCATGTTATCAGAGGCACATTTGACTATTGAGGGTCAACCTCTTGCTGATGATAAAGATGAGGAATCAGTGGTAGCAAACATGGAAACACAAATGTGGCAATTCTTTGCCCATAATCCAATGGAGTTAGGTCTTATCTTTTATTCAATATTAAAAAGAAACCCAGATGTAACAAAAGCAATAGGAAAAATTAGATGAGTACATTTCATAAAGATTTAGAAACTGGTGGGGAATTTGAAAGCAGGTTGTGTGTGATGATACAAAAAAGATATGCAACCGCAGTTAGAATACCATCTGAGTTTTCTGACTATGATATTTACATTGCTGAAACTAATAAAAAGATTGAGTGTAAGTACGACAAGAAAGCAAGTGAGACTGGTAACATATTTATAGAACTTAAATCAAATGATAATCTTAGTGGTATTTTAAAAAGTAAAGCTGATTATTATTACATTGATACTGGTTTAAAACTTTATTGCATACCATTAATTAAGTTGTTTGAGTGTGTCATCTTAGAAAACATCAAGCCTACAAAACATCTAGTCAGTCAAGGTGATTACGAAATGGAAATGACTGGGTGCATTATACCAGTAGATATATTTCAAAAGTACTGCATACAAATACAACCAACATTGATGAAGTTAAACTAATGGGTAAGGTTGTTGACATACTAAGTGGCAAGGAAACATTTGATTATCACCCATTGCCAAACAAAAAGTATAAAGTAATTTTGGCAGACCCTAACTGGCAATTTTCTACATGGTCATCTAAAGGTAAGGGCAGGTCTGCTGATAAACATTATGAAACCAATACAGTTGATGAGATAGGTCATTTAGAAATAGAACACCTTGCAGATAAAGATTGTGCATTGTTCATGTGGGTTACTGACCCAATACTACCAATGGCAATCAATCTAGCAG